GCAGATTAATCTCAGGTATATCCACTATTCTTTAGTTTTATAATTACTCTACAAAAGTAAGAACAGTATTGTTGCATTTTAAAAAAGCAGAATCTTTTTCTAATTCTGTTTTTTTTGCAGCCAATTCTTCGCTTGTATATTCTGTAGAATCTGCTGGAATTGTGGTATTTACAAGATTAATATGTGCATCTATAGCTGCCTTTTTAGTAGCATCCCCATTACTAGCGAGTGGATATAATGACTCACAAATTAAATAAAGTTCTGGGTAAAGATAAGATCTTGCTTGTTGGTAATTGTAATTCATAATTTTAAAAATTAAGCTTTCATTATAAAGGTAAGTGCATAGTAAGGTGATCTAGTATCAATACTAGCAGTATCTGAACCAGATATATTTACAGTATCAGTACCTGTACCTGAAAAAGTGTGGGTATGATCATTTCTAGCGTGACTAGTTACAGAACCAAGACCGTATGTTGCATTATTATTATTAGCTGCGGCTGAAGTAGTTCCAGATATAGAAATACTAACAGTATCAGATCCAGAGATGCTAATTGTATCGGTTGCTGTGTTAGAACCACCTGTAGCTCCCTGTGAATAAGAGTTACCAGCACCAACAATAAATCTATCTCTTAGATCGGGAGTACCATTATTACCATCACACAAGTACCAACCAGATGGGGCAGATGCACTATTGTACATAATTATCATTCCACTAACAAATGATGTAATACCAGTTAAGTTTGCTCCACTTATTGCTGGTAATGTAGCTGGAAATCTTGCATCTGGAATAGTACCAGAAGAAAGATTACTTGCGTTTAAAGTTGTAAGTGACGCACCAGATCCACTAAATGTTGTGGCTGTGCAAGTACCTGTTACGTCAACACCATCACCACAATCTAAATTATTAGCAATAAGTGTAGCAGCACTTTGAACTGAAATTTTTGTTGAATTATTTGTTGTGTCTTTAAAGTTTAAAGCACCATTAGTATTAGTGATTTCATAATCTGGATTATTACCAGAATCCGTTAAAGATATTGTGGGTACAGCAGAAGTAATTGTTAAATCGCCTGTTGCAGTAATATTTCCTGTTACATTGACTGCACTACTTTCTATTTCTAATTGTGTTGTAGAAGCACCAACTCTAAAATTAATTCTATGGTCACTACCAGCGGTATCTAGGTAAAAGTCTTTGTCACCACTATTATTATGACCAATCATACTTTGCTGAGTTCCACCACCATCTCTAAAAGATATGCCTGTTTCAGCAGCATTTCCTGTATTGCCAGTATCAGAATCTTGTAATACTAGCTGTGGTTCTTGTGCACCTTTAACAGTTATTTGACCAGTACTAGCTGTTCCAGTTGTAGCTATATTTTGAGAACCAAAGTTAGGAGATATCTTAGTTCCAGCTATTGCAGCAGATGCGTTAACGTCTGCGTTTACGATTGTTCCGTCTACTATGTTTGCACTAGCAACTGTTACATCTGTTGGTAACGCTCCAGCAGCAATCTTGTCTGTTGCTATGGAATCTGTACCTAATCTTCCAGCAATAGAAGCTGAAGATACGTTTGCCATATCTTCTGCTGCTAATGGATGTCCTCCAGCAGTTGAGCCATCATGTACTACAGGTACATCTTTATCAGTATCAACAGTAACTTCGCCTTCTGCACCAGTAAAACCACTATGTTGTGAAGTTGTACCTCTTCTTAGTTTTAATAATTTTGCCATTATGTTATTGAGCCAAAATCTACAGTAAGGTTTGTTGTAGTTATAACACTAGGTGCAATGGTTTGTCCACTTATAAGAGACACTATTTCACTAGCTGTTTGATCTGCTGTCGCATTAGTCTCAATTCCGTCTAACTTTGTACCGTCTGCTGAAACGTCCCTACCATCAAAAGTTTGACTTGAATGAAATGTTTGAAAACCAGTAAATGTGTTAGCACCTAGACCAGCTAAGTTACCAGTAGCTGTTACACCACCTTGCCATGATGAGCCGTTATATACTCTTAACTCATTAGATGTAGTATTGAAGTATAAATCTCCAACGTCAAGACCTGTAGATGGGTTTGAAGACGCAATACGATATACATTTGCAAAGTTATTGACCTGTGCAATATTACTTGCAGTTGTGTTTACGTTAGCTATTGCACTACCAACAGTATTTACGTTGCTTATAGATCCAGCTACTGTTGTTATGTTGGAGTTAGCTCCAGCAACCGTTGTAATATTGGATGCGTTGGAAACAGCAGCATTAATATTTGTAGCGTTACTAACAGCAGAGTTTATATTACTTGCGTTAGATACAGCAGCATTAATATTTGATGCGTTGGTATGAACAGCATTAACATTAGAAATATTATTTCCTACATTATTTACATTTGTAATATTGGTGGCAACTGTGTCTATTTCAGATGTATCTTCGTTTAGGTCATCAGCAACAGTCTGAATTTTTGCAATGTTTGTTGCAGTAGTATTTACGTTAGTAATAGCTGCTCCAACAGTATTCACAGAATTATTACCAGATCCAGTATTTACAGCTTCAGTAACTAGACCTAAATCTTCTTGGAATGTTACATGTCCAGCTACAATATTAATATTAGTTAAGTCAGATGCGTTAGGTGTAGCAGCAGTAAATCCATCACCAGCACTACCGTCATAGATCATTAACACTTTGTTAGATGAACTATCAAACCATAAATCACCAACTTGTAGTGATGTGCTGTCTGCCCTATCTGTAGGTGCGGAAGTACTTATCTGGTAAAGATCTGCAAAGTTATTAATGTCAGCTACGTTAGCTCCAGCATTTACAATGTTAGTAATATTGTTTGCAACCGTTGTTACCTCAGTAGCTTTAGGTACTAATCTGTGAAATGCGTATGTATGATCTGTAGAAGTTGTTTCTACCAAGAATCCAAAACCTGAAGGTATGGTAGCAGTTACACCTGTTATAACTACAGCTAAACCAGAACCTCTACCGTTTGCAATAGTAACTGTAGTTCCACTAGGAGCTAAGTTAGTTGAAGCTGTTTTGACTGATACAATAGTTCCACCAGTTGCAGGGTTGTTTATATCAGGGTTAGTTGTAGGAAAACTTGTTTCGTTTGCTATAGGTACAAAACCACCTACGTCATCAACAAGCTCAATAATACGTAAATCTATAGCAGCAGTAGTAGCTACTTTAGAATCATTACTTGACCATGTAACTCCACTAGCAATAGTTTCTGAAGAATCCTGTCTAAGAAATAAAGCTTCAGATTCTGTTTCTGTATAATATCTGTTGTCTAGTTGTCCAGCATTTAATTCTGTTTCTGTGTAATATCTGTTGTCTAACTGTCCAGCATCTAGCTCAGTTTCTGTGTAGTATCTGCCATCTAAAGCACCACCTGTAAGTTCTGACTCTTGGAAATACTGATCGTTTAATTGACCACCGTTAAGCTCTGCTTCGGTGTAGTATCTATTATCTAATTGACCAGCATCTAATTCTGTTTCTGTGTAATATCTATTATCTAAAGTTCCTGTGTCTATTTCAGAATCAGTAACAGCATTAGCTTGTATATGTTCAGAACCTACAGCATCATCAGCAAGTTTTGTACCATCTATAATGTCAGCTTCTAGGTGTACTCTGTCTATAGACCCATCAACATAATGTTCTGAATCTATTTGATTATCCGCTATTAACCCATTTGTAATTTGATCAGCAGCTATATGTTGTGTATCAATAGACCCATCAACATAATGTTCTGAATTAATAGAATCATCAGCTATGTTATCTCCGTCTACTGCATCATTAGCTAAGTGTACATGGTCAATCGATCCATCTACATAGTGTTCTGAATCTATTTGATTATCTGCTATCTTTGCGTTTGTTACAGCATCACCAGCAATCATTTGATTTGATACTGTGTCTGTATCTGCTGTAGTTATAAGTGTACCTGTAATGTCAGGTACAGTAATAGTTCTATCACCAGTAGGATCTGTTATTGCTAGTGTTGTTTCATTATCATCATCAGTTGCACCTTCAAAAACTAAGTTGCCTGTAATTGTTTGTGAGCCATCTCTTTTTACATAATCATTGGTAAATTCTTGTTGAGCAAATAATATCTGGTCACTATTATTATCTAAGTCTGTTTCTGTTAAAACACTACCATCAGCAAAATCTACTTTCTTTGTACTTATATTTGTATCTCTTGTAAAAGATATATTGGCAGTACCAGAAGGAGGTATGTTACCAGAAGTAAAAGTAACAGTCGAACCACTAATTGTATAGTGAGTAGTTATTGTTTTAAGAACTCCTCCTACTCTTACATCAACTTCAGCATTATCTAAGAAAGAAAAAGATATTGCAAAACTGGCTGTACTGCCATTTCCGTTATGAGTTTGCGAGGTAGCAGTTGTGTTGGTAGCCATGCTTTAAAACCTTTTTAAGTTAAGTGTATCTAAAATTTCTTCCATTTCACTATTGTAGCTGTTTTGTTGATCTACTTTTACGTTTATCCTAGCTTCTAACTCTTCGTCTGAAAAGGTTGCTTTTACATATTTTTCAATACCTGCATTTATAAATTCTTGATTTATTCCATTCATAACTTTATATATTCTATCTGCTGCTGTTTGTCCTTTTTCTGAACTTAATCCATGTGTTTCTATTTGTTGTTTATTTGCTTCATACTTAAATTGGTCTTTTGCTCTAAATCCATCTTTAACATACTCAAGCTCACCTTTTAGGTATGCTATCTCGGCATCTCGAAGATTATAACTTTTACCACTAAGACTTATAACAGTTGTATTAACATATTTTTTTAAGTTATTATATTCATTCGTATCTAGTTTTATAGGTTTAAATAACTTACTACTAAAGTTAGAACTTCTAACAAAGTTTTTTACTTTACTACCTCTAATAATATTAGGTGGTTCTGGTAATAATCTACCTATTGTATAACTAGCTTCATGCAATAAATTATTATTACTCTTTGAATATTTTGCATTTGAAAATACATTAAAACCTCTTCTATTAGGATATGTAACTACGTCATTAGTAATATGTTCTACTTGAAAAGGTAAATCTCCACCTACATTAGAAGGTACATTGGATTTCATTTGTTGTAATAATCCATGTAGATATTGCAAAGCACCATTAACTTCGTTGAAGTCTTGATCTGATAAACCTAACTTATCTTCACTTGTAAGGTATCTTAAATTTTTTATATTTCTTGTTAAATCAGAAAAATCACCTGAGTATGTTTTAGTGTCCATCTTGGCAAATAGTCTTATAAGTCTTTTATTTTTAACAGTACCTAATTTTATTTCTTTACCAAGAATTTCTATTGCATATTTTGTTAGACCTTCTGATCCTTCTTTTCTAAGTTCTTGTGCTTTCTGTTCATCTATACCTAATATTTGTGCAGTTACATCTGCTGGTAAACGAAGTATATCTTCCCATAAACTACTGTAAGGAGTTACAGAAGACTCAAATAACCTACCTAAATAAGATATATTTCTTTGTCTTTCATAACTTATAGTGTCGTCTGGATCAACTCCACCTGCACCTATTTCTGGTAAAGCAGTAAACATATCCATTGTTTCATTTACTTGTTGAACATAACTTTTTTGTGTGATAACACGACCTATAAAACCAGCCCAACCAATAGTATATTCATCATATATTCTGTCTAATTTTTTAGTAAAGAATGGAGACATTTCTTGAAAGTCAACCCAAGCTTTGATAAAAGATAAAATTGGATCTGGTAAATCTTCATAAGAAACATAGTTATATTTTGGTTGTCCATCTTCATCAAATAATATTTCAC